CAGCTTCCGAGACATCGCGGAGCTGCTCAAGGAGGCGGCAAAGGACCCGGACAACGCCGCCGCGGGGTTGGTGGTGCCAGAGACCTACGGCAACGTGCAGGCACGCCGTGACGTGCTGGCCGCCATACACGCAACCGTCAAGGATCGCGAGGCGCTAGCGATGGAGTACCTCGGCATCCACCTGGAGCACTTCAACGCCCTGATTGGCGCCCTGCTGCCGCGAGCGGAGAAGGGCGACCTGGGCGCTATCGAGGAGATCCGGGTGCTGATGGCAGACGAACGCCAGATGCTCGGGGTGAACGCGGCGAAGCAGGTGAAGGTCGGCGGCATCAAGGACGCGCCGGTCGAGGTGAAGCAGACGGGGGGCGCCCCGGACCTCAGTGGCCTGACCGATGAGGAGCTGGATCTGTATGTCGCGCTTGCCCGAAAGACCGCTCGACCTGCCGGCGGGGATACAGGCGCAGTGGACGAGGGCGCAGGCGCGGTTTGACTACTTCCTCTCCCGCCTGGTCTACCTGGACGACCGCGGCGGTGTGAAGTTCAAGCCGTGGCGCTGGCAGGTGGAGCTGGCGGCCGAACTACCACGGATCCGGTATCTCATTATTCTGAAGGCCCGGCAGATCGGGATGACCTGGATCTTCTCCGCCTACGGCCTGTGGGTGGCGCTTCGGCCCGGCAGCAAGTGCCTGTGCGTGTCGCTGGGCGAGGACGAGGCCAAGGATTTCCTGGCGAAGAGCCAGTTCATCTTCGAGAACCTGCCAGCAGAGGCGCAGCCGCCCCACAAGGCGCTCACCGAGGCCCTGATCTTCCCGCGGGAACGCTCCTTCATCCGGGCGATGCCATCTACCGCGAAGGCCGGCCGCAGTGTGTCGGCAGCGCGCCTGGTGATGCTGGACGAGTTCAGCAACCACATTCGGGCCACTGATGTGATGTCGGCGATTGCCCCCTCGGTGGAGAGCAACCCGGACGGGCAGCTCTTCGTTTTCAGCACTGCCAATGGCGTGGGCAACGGCTACCATGCGCAGTGGACCGCGGCCACGCAACGGCGCGGCTGGGTCGAACCCTACTACGACGAGGCGCTGGGCGAGTTCACCTTCGGCGACCGCCTGAAGCGAGCCATAGACGAGACCGGCCCGGGCGAGTGGCTGGCGCTCTTCCTGCCCTACAACGTCCGCCCGGGCCGCGACGAGGCGTGGTACGAGCGAGAGCGCGAGAGTGCCACCTACCACGCCAGCCCAAAGAAGTTCTATCAGGAGTTCCCGCGCTACGTTGACGAGGCGTTCATCCAGACGGGCCGGCCCGTCTTCGCCCTGGAAGACTTGAGGAAGCAAGAGCCGTGGCTGCGCGATCCCCTGCCGGTCGACCAGTGGCCGGAAGCGTTCCGCACCGGCAGGATCCGCTTCGACCCGCGCGAGCTGCGCGTCTTCGAGGCGCCAAAGCCGGGCGCGGTCTACTACGCGGGCGCGGACGTGGCCGAGGGCCTGGAACACGGCGACTATAGCGACCTGAGCGTGTTCGACAAGGCGACCGACCGCGAGGTCTTGAGCCTGCACGGGCACTGGCCGCCGGACGTGTTCGCGGCCCTCATCGACCAGGTGGCGCGGGTGTATCCCGGCCTCTACGGTATCGAGCGCAACAACCACGGCCTCACCGTGCTCACCGAGTGCGACAAGCACCTGCACACGCCGGGCATCTACCGGGAGCAGGCGCAGTTCGACCCAAGGACCGGCGCGGAGCTGTCGCCCGGCAAGCTGGGCTGGGTGACCAACAGCGTCACCAAGCCGATCATGGTGGACGAATTGGAGATCGCCTTGCGCCTGGGCAGCATCCACCTCTCCGACGCGCTGGCGATCCCCGAGCTGACCTACTACCAGACCTTCGCGGACGGCAGCACAGGGGCGCCGGCTGGCATGCACGACGACCGGGTGATTAGCCGGGCGATTGCCTGGCAGATGCGCAAGCAGCGCGGCAAACGGCAGATGAAGGTCACATGAGTACGGCTATGGCCAGACCCTCTCTGATAGCCCGGATGGGCGCGGCGGTCAAGGCGTTTTGGAACCCGGTCCCCATGCAGGGCGGCACCGGCGTGCCTGAGCTGCGGGCGCTCTCGGGACTGGAATCGGGCGTTGTGCTGACCCAGGACACCGGCGACCAGGGCGACGTTGGCCAGCCGTGGGCCAACTCCGCTGTGATGATCTGCCTGGGCTGGATCCTGCGGACCTTCCCCGAGGCGCGCTTCCGGGTGATGATCGGCGAGGGCGAGGATGCCCAGGAGGTACGAGGCCACCCGCTGCCTCAGCTCCTGCGGCGCCCGAACCCCTACTATTCCGGCAACGCCCTGTGGGCGGCCACGAACATCAGCTACCACACCGACGGCAACGCCTACTGGCTGATATTCCGCGACGGGGCCGGCGTGCCGCGCGAGCTGTGGTACGCGCCGCACTGGATGATGGAGCCGCGGTGGTCGAAGGACGGCGGTCAGTTCATCAGCCACTACGAGTACACCGTCGGCAACACCAAGCACACGCTCCTGCCCGAGGATGTGGTCCACTTTCGCTACGGGTTGGACCCGGAGAACACGCGCAAGGGGATGGCGCCGCTGAAGGCCGGCCTGAAGGAGATCGGCGCCGACAACTTGGCAACGGTGTACAGCAAGGCGCTGCTCCGCAACACGGGAGCGATCCCGGGCATCATCTCGCCGGCCGATCCCAACACGGAGATCACCGACGACGAGCGCGAGAAGCTCCTGCAGCTCTACAGGAGCCGTGTTGCTGGCAAGCACGCTGGGCTGCCGCTCGTGGCGGCATACGGTATGCGGTTCGAGAAGCTGGCCCTCTCCCCCGAGGAGATGGTCCTCGACCGGATCCGCCAGGTGCCGGAGGCCCGTATCGCTGCCCTGATCGGCGTGGCGGCGATGACCGTCGGCCTTTCGGTGGGCGAGAACCAGCGCACCTACTCGAACCAGGCCGAGGCCCGCGAGGCGAGTTACGAGACGTGCATCATCCCCTCCCACGTCGTCTACTGCAACGAGCTTGACTTGCAGCTCCTGCCGCTGCTGGGGCGGCCTGACGAGGAGTGGTGCGACTTCGACTATTCCCGGGTGCGCTGCCTGCAGGAAGACCAGGACGCCCTGCACAGGCGGGCGGGGTTGGACTACCAGAACGGCATCATCACCCGGGGCGAGGCGCGGGCGATGATCGGCCGCAAAGCGACGGCCGAGGACGATGTCTACTTCGTGCAGCCGCAAGGGCGGCCGGAGCCGCTGCTGGCAGATGACGGATCATGAGGTGAGCGATGGGTATCCGCGCTATAGAGTATAGGGCCGGCCGTCCGGAGGACGGGATCGAGCTGAAGTCTCTCCCCTTCGAGGTGAAGGCGTTCGATGAGAGCAAGGGGAGCTTCGCCGGGCACGGCGCTGCCTTCCACAACATCTGCTTCTGGGGCGACATCCTCGCTAGAGGTTGCTTCGCGGACACCCTCGAGACCTTCCTGGCAGAAGGCTTCATCGGCGGCATCAACCACGACTGGTCGGAGCCAATCGGCAGGCCGACGGCAGCTCGCGAGGACGAGGTAGGCCTGTACGTCGAGGGCGTCATCAGCGACACGGCCAAGGGGCGCGACACCCGCACACTGCTCAAGGATGGCGTGATCCGCTCCCTGTCCATCGGCTTCCGCGCCACCAACTGGGTGAAGCTGATGACCGAGGAGGCGGTGCACGAGTACTGGGCCGAGGCGGGCTATACGCCCAACGAGCTCGACCTGGCGCGGATGCGGCAGGCCTGCAAGAGCGCCGATGGCGAGGAGGCGGACTGGTATCGGCCGGGCGTGCGCCTGATCAAGGCGCTGACGCTCATCGAGGTCTCCCCCGTCGCCGTGCCGGCGAACGCGCGAGCGACCATCACCGACGCCAAGAGCGGGGTGGTGGCGCCTACGACCGAGCGTGAGTTCGAGCGGCTCCTGCGGGATGCAGGTCTCAGCCGCAAGCAGGCCGTGGCGTTCGTGTGCCACGGCTACAAGGGGCTCCAGCGGGATGCTGTGGGCGATGAGGGGGAGCCGACCCAGCCCCCCGTACAGGCGAAGGCAGACCCGGGCGAGGTGGCCCGGCTCTTTGCCGCTTTTCAGGCTACCGAGGCGCGCCTGCGTGGCGTGCCGCTGGAGTAACGAGATGGCACTACTGCAGTTAGCACAGGGAGTGTGCACGCTCCCGACCATTGCCGCCACGGCGGCCGAGTTGGGCCAGGAGCTGTCGCAGAAGCGCGGGGAGCTCGCTGAGCTCTTCTCCAAGTACAAGACCGAGACCGGCGAGTACGACATGCCTGTCGAGGTTGCCGAGGAGTGTAAGAGGCGCAACGACGAGCTGACCGAGCTGGGCAAGAAGTGGGAGCTGGCCCGAGACCTGGAGGACGTAGCGAAGAAGAACGCGGAGGAGCTTGCCCGCCTGCAGAGCGTGCGGCGGCCGGTGCCCCTGCCGGACGGCAAGCCCGACGCGGCCCAGCCCGTCGAGGAGAAGAGCGTCGGCCAGCTCTTCATCGAGCACCGGGCGTACCAGGAGCGCGGCGGCGGGCGCGAACCCAAGATCGTTGTCGACCTGCCCGGTGTCGATGTGAAGGCGCTGATGACGCGTACCGCCGGCTACGAACCGGAGTCGCGCCGCACCGGCCGCGTGGTTCTCTCCGCGCAGCGCCAGCCGATCCTCGCGGACCTGATCCCACAGGATCTGACCGAGTTCGACACCGTGCGCTACATGGAGGAGACGACCTTCACCAACAACGCCACCGCCACGGCCGAGGGTGATAGCCTGGGCGAGGCCGCGCTGGCGTTCACCGAGCGCAGCGTGCCGCTCGAGTTGGTGGGCACCTGGCTCCCGATCACCGGGCAGCAGCTCGATGACGTGCCGGGCATCCGGGGCCTCATCGACAACCGCCTGATGTTCATGCTGGAGCAGGCCGTCGAGGAGCAGCTCGTAAACGGCACGGGCGCCAGCCCGCAGCTCATGGGCTTCCTCAACAAGCCCGGGATCCAGACGCAGCCCAAGGGCAACGATCCGGTTCCGGACGCGATCCGCAAGGCGATGACGCTGGTGCGCGTCAACGGTCGC